TTGAGAATCTACGTCACCATCGACATCATAATCAATTCTTTTTGATGCTTTCTTGGAAAGTTTTTGAAGATTTCCTCCACCAATATTTGCTTCTAAATCAGATTTGGTTGGAGTATGCTTTTCTTCTTTTATTTTTTCACGTTTTGCTTTTGCTTTTGCAAGTAATCTTGCTTTAGCGTCATCTTGTTCTTTCTTAGGAATAGAAGTAACAGCACCTACTTTCTGATCAATATCTCCAGGAGCATATCCTTCCTTCTTCACACAGTTATTATAAGTTTTACCAAACATCTTTTTAGTTCCTTTCTTTTCATATCCTTTCCAACACTTCTGCCCTTCATCAATCTGTTGACCACCTTTGATTGGTTCTGGTTTGATAATATCTACAAATTCATATTCAGTTGCCCGGAAATCATCTCTCCAGTTAGAGAACTCATAAGACTCTGATTTGTTGCCCCAGTTATCAGCACCCTTTTTACGACACTTCACAAGTGCTCCAGAAGCATATGCAGATGGCCAAACAGAATAACGTGACTTGACCTTATGATAGCAGGCATCTTTTTTTCCACTACCTTTGCCTGGTTTATCTTTTACTTCCTGAATGTCCATTCCTTCAGTCCTTACATTAGTTGGTTTTGCTCCACCAGATTTTTCTGGTTGGTTGGGATCTTGACGATTTTTTCTTCTTCTTGCTCTTTCCTCTTCTTTATCATTCAAATTTCTTTTCATTTTAGAACTCCCACATTTTGGTGTAGAAGTTTGTCCGGGTTGACGAGCACAGGGTTTACCTGCAAATTTCCCTCCAAGCTGAACCCATCCAGGTTTTCCATCAGAAGATTTTGATTTGCCAAACCAATCTCGAAGACCTTGATCTCCCGACTTTGTTGCCATTATTTAAAAGCAAGATTACTCTTTATTATTTAGAAAACCTTGCTTTAGCATTTTTTGTAGTTCGGATGTCGATCCAACAAACACTGCATTATTGGTGACATTATTAGTAGTCTTTTTAGAATCCTCTTCAACTTCCTTAAGTTTTTTCTGTAAATCAATCAACTTATCGGTTGTGTCAGCAACACTCTTAATCAACTGCCCTGCGACCTCGTATGCCCTTGGACTGCCTCCTTCACCTGCTACCTCCATAATGCCATTGATTGCCTCCTGACCCTTCTCTATGAGGGAGTAGAGGTTTGCACGACTATATTCATAGTCTTTATCAATATGCCCATCTCTAGTATTGTCTATGGGTTTTATTTTAGAAGTTTTATTTTCTACTTCAACAATATCACTCGTTGTATTGAGTGCATTATCTATCGATTCATAATTGTTAGACATAACTATTAAATATCAGTTTGTTGTGTTGGACTATATTCTTTGGAATCTGTAAAATCTTCCCACAACTCTGTGAATCCGAAGTCATCTCCAGGTTCAGCATCAATAGGATCTGGGACAACAGTATATCTCATTTCACGTTTAGCAGTTTGAGTGTTTGTATCAGCATACAAATCAGTCTGAACCTTACGAATGAGACCATCCGTAGAATCTGCAATAGGACCAAACATGTAAGTCTTTGCAGTAAATCTTAGAGTATAGATAAGTGCTCTTCTTGTATTGAAATCTCCTTCATAGTCATCTTGCATATCAATACTATCCATCACGATTGGAATATCTTTTTTCTCTCCAATAGAATCTAATAAATCTATAGTTAAATTGAAGGAAGGTTGAAAAAATGGAAGAATTTGTTCGACAATCTGTAGAGCATCATCATTTAGTTTTGAATATATACTCAGTTCGAATGTAATGTTGTAAGGAACCGGCATATAAACTTTTTTTATATTTCCTTCACTATCACACGCCTTAAAGGTTTGCGTAACACTGGTTTTTCTACTTGGATCATATTGTAAAGCAACCATCTCAAAAGACATTCTTGGGAGAGTAATTGCAATTGGTTTCGATAAATCTGCCTGTTGTTGTATTTTTGCTAAGAACTTCTGAGTTGGTCCATAAGAAAGTCCCACCTTTGTTTCATCGGCAATTGATCCATCCTTGTTCAAATGCCTAATGTAAATATTATTGAATAGTGTTCCAAAACCAATAATAGTTTTACGTATAATTTCGTGATAAAAATAAGTTCCTAACATTAATATTCTCCAAAGGGATTGGTCTCAGTGAAATCTAATATCTGATCTGCCTCAGTTTCAAATTCTTCATTATTATCATATGTATCATAAGATTCTTGATAATTGTCATTATCATATGATTTAAGTATATAGGTTGCCGAAGAAGCAGATCCAATAATTGCCTCACCTGCAGAGAATTGCCCACTATTAACCGCAACTCGAAGTTCTCCTGGAGGATTGATGACATTAAGATCTGTACGAAGATTATAATATCTGACTTCTGCGGTTGTACCGGAAAGTGAACCAGTTACAGTTTCTCCATAGACATATGTTCCACCAACACTTACAGTAGAACCAGAAGAAATTTGAACCGTAGGTGCCTCCGTATATCCAAAACCAGAATTTACAATTTGAATTCCTGTAACAGTTCCTGTAATTGGGTTGAATGTTGCTCGTGCAATAGCAGCGGTTGATGCGACACCCACAACAGTAACTACTGGTTCGACGAAATAATTTTCTCCAGCATTCGTAATTGTAAATTGATTTACACCATTATCTGCAACAACTGCGGTTGCTGCGGCACCAGTTCCATTACCTCCCGTAATTGTAACTAACGGTGGGTTTGAAATATCATATCCACGACCACCAAAGGTAAGTCTTATTGAATCAACAGACCTCACTCCACCGACAGAAGTTGTAATTGCGACTGCCTTAGCATCATCGGAAGGATTGCCAGTCGGAGATGCTGAAATCGTAACTATGGGAGTTGATGAATAAAATGCTCCATCATCATTTAAAATAATCTGACTTACAATACCTGTGTCAATAGATGCTGTTGCTGTTGCAGTAACTCCAATTCCACCTAAAGTGAGAGAAGTAATATAACCCTCATCTTCAACAGTTCTATCAATTTCTTCTATTGAAGTGTCAATGTCTTCATTTTCATATTCATAAAGTTCGCACTGAAGTTCATAGACATAATTTTTTCCCAATTGATAAAAAGGTTTTTCGTGCTCTACTCTTTTAATTTCAAATAATCTCTGCCCTAATGGAAAATATATTAAATCTCCTTCTTTAGGTCGATTGGTTAATTCAACCTCATAGTCTGTAATGTTTCCATCATCAATTCCAACTTGCCTACCATTCATTAATGGAGATATAAATTCCTCAAATCTTTCTCTTGAGATGACAAGATTAATTTCATTTTTTAATCTCAATCCAAATTTTGTCATCAAATCACTACCAGGAGCATATCCCTCATAATTATCCAAATACGCTTCGATAATAAAATTATCATCAAACTTTGAGGTTTCTACCTCTCTTAAAATATCATCAGTTCTGATAAATTTTCTTGGTATATAATACACATCAATACCATAGATTTTCAACTGCTCGTTGATTAAATCTTGAACTAGGTATTGTTCGTTAGAAGAACCCTGCAGAAAAAATGGATTAAGTGCCATAATTATCCTATAAAATCGAGAGGTGGTAATTCATATTCCATGGTCATTCTTTGTTTAATATCATCAAGTTCTCTCTGTGCATCTTCATAAATCTGCCTTCCATTCAATTCAATTCCACCTGGAAGTTTAACTCCATTAAACTTAATGAGGTTTTGTCCCCATTGTCTTTTTATTAAAGAAGTCAAATATTTTTTCATAAAACTATCATTGTATATTTTATTAAAGTCTTCTGGATCAAGTGCTCTATGACAGTCAATCACAAAGAAAGTATCTGCTGATTGTGATTGCCAATCAATATCAAGGTATAATCTATTTTGTCTTTTATTGAATCTAATCTGCTTATCTGTGGTCAATAAGAAATCAATATCTTCAAGGTATGATTTTGTCATCGCATATTGTAAAAGTTCTACAGAGTTAAAATAATATAAGTCATT